TCTGCAACTTTAACTTCTTGTATTTTATCTAGTTTTTGCATTTATGCTCCTTTTTTGACTCCTTTTATAACACCTTTGTTCTTAGATGCATAGAATATCTTTTCACCCTTCTTTTTACCGTACTGTTTTTTCATAGATTTCATAATTTTTTTACCTTTTTTGTTTAATGGCATTAATTATCCTCCGTTACTATCGCTGCTTGTTGCACTCCGGTCTTTGCAAGGCTAACTCCAGCTCTTAATTTAGCTAAATCTTCGTTTTGATCCATTTTATCTTCTGCAATCTCGCCTTGTTGCATTAATCTTGCTCTTGCAAGTTCAATTTGTGCCTCATCGTTGTCTTTTTTACGTTCATTTTCCATTGCACGTAGGTCAACTTCTCTAGATTTTAGTTTTAACAGTGGATCAGAGTCAAATTGTGATGTAATTTTCTTCTCTTCCTTCATAAATTCCTCTGTCATCTCTGCAATCAACACAGATTTTCTTGATTCTATCTGATTTGTTAACGCCTGAAGCTGTGCCTGTACTTGTGGATTAGTTGCAGCTTGTTGTTGCATCATCATCATCTGTTGTAATTGTTCTCTAAACTCTAATTGTACCTGTTCTTGTGCCATCAGACTAATATGTTCTAAAATATTTTTTTGTATCGCTGCCATAACCGCAGGATTATTTCTAACAATGTTAGTTGACATAAAATTTAAGTGAGCTGTGATGTGTGCTCTGTGATCTTGACCAGGAAAAGCTTGAAACGGTTTACCAGCTAATGCATTGATGTGTTCCATACTTGGATCCATGGGTGCATTTGGTGCTGGTGCAGGTAAAACTGCATCAACATTTTTTACACCAATTGCTTCATACATATTTCTATAGATTTGATACATGTTATGTAGCTGTGGATTAGATGTTGCTATCTGTAACTGTGTTTGTGCAAGTGTAATTCTTTGTGACATAGAAAATATATTAGGGTCTGCTACTGGTACTACATCTATCCTATCATCAAAGTCAGCTTGTTTAATATTTCTTTGTCCACCTACGACATCGTAAGGATACTCTGGTGGTAGATACTGTGAGACTACTTTAGATAATAATTTAAACTCTTCCTTCATCGCTGCATAACATCTTTTGTGTATTGCAGACATTACACGAGAGCCACGTTCTAATAGTGCAACTGTTGTTCCAACAGCTGCTGCTTGGTTACCATCGCCCACTTGCATATCAGCGATAGCCGCGAATCTCTGACCTGCTTGTACAACAATACCTAATAAATTTAATAATGTCTGAGATGGTTCTTTGTATGGCAATGGAAAGAATGCATCTCTTAGATTACCACCGGGTGCATCTACATCTTTAAATTCACCTGGTTGTATTGGAGCTGCTTCATCTCTAACTCTAACGCCTCTTTGTTTAAATCCTGCAGGTAAGTTTGATAATGTCCCTGCGTCTAGTAATTGACGGAGAGCCGCCGTTGCCGTACGACTCAATCCGCCAATCATATGAATGAGTCCAAAGCCATAAAATCCTAGTCCTGGCAGAAATTTAAAGTGGACAAAATATTGGATCTTATTTTTCTTTAGATCATTGGGCGCATAGTTTCTCCGTATGGAGAGAACTAATCGGCTACCTTCCTCGACTGTTACGATGTAAGGTAATTTTATTCCAGTTGGCTCCCCTTCAGGACCAACTTCTTCGAAACCTTCTAAGTCTAGATTTACATGACACTCTAACAGAGTATACATTGTATCTTGTTTACCAACTTTTTTAGTTCCGTCTAATTCTTTTTCTTTTTTCTCAACGTCATTTTTTTCGACATTACCTGGAGGTGTTAGTTCAACATCTCTGTAAAAACCATTCACCTGTTGTTTACGTAATTCATTCTCTGACATTTTAACAACATGAATTATCGATTCCGCATCATCTAATGAGGTAGCTGTATACGGAACAACTAATTCATCTGCAGGTACAAATTTTGATACGACTCTACCCATAGGCACATCGTAGTAAACTTTTTTAAATGTTGATCCTGATAATGGTAAATGAAATAACATAGCATCAAACTCTGCCTCGTATTCTTTCATCTGATCCATAATCAGATAATTCATAAAATCTTTGACACGAACAGCTTGTTGTTCTGTCTGTGGATTCTTAACACCAATGACCTGTGTTCTTACAGGTCCATCTGCTGGTAATAATTCTTTGTATGCCTGAGCTTGAAACTGTGTAACTGCCTCTGCCAACACCGGGTGTGTTGCACCTGAAGCTCCTTGAAATGGTTCTGTTCTATTTTCATATTTAAAACCAAGTAGATCTAGACCTTGTGTGTAAGATTGTTCCCAATCTTTTCTTGATGCTTTGTAGTCCATAAAATTTTGGACCATGTCACCACCTATTGGTTCCAATACATCATCTGGTAAAAGTTCTGCTAAGTTATCAAAGTGTGATTCTGTTCCGGGTACGTTGATTGCACCTGGTTCGTAGTCTAAAGTTACGCCACCGTCTTCTTCTGGGATGACCTCGATCGGTCCTTTTTCTTCTACTGGTTCCTGAACAGCAACATCTTTAATCTCTTCTTGTGAAGGGATCTCTTCTTGTTTTCTAGTGTTCGGGAGTCCTTTGTCTATTTCTGCCATTTAATACTCCTATAAGTTTCTAACACGGTTTTCTAAAGATCGCAACCCTTGTGAATCAGGATTCATTGATGTTCTTTGTGGACCCTTATCTATACCACCAGATAAACCTGCAATACCACCACCTGCTAATTGTAATTCATAACCTGGTCCAATACCAACAATCTTGTCTTTCAAATTACCAAAAAAATTAGCTCTATTTGCAGCCACATTAGATTCTTTTTGAGCTCTCTCTTGTTGAACTCTTTCAATCCCTGTCTTCATCTTCTTTTTTGCTTCTTGCAAAGTCATATCTGTATCTGGTGTAGGGCCTTCTATAAAACCAAAACCCATAGGCATATCAACATTTAAATCCTTTAGTGCATCCTGTTTAACAACACTCCTTGCAAGTCTTTCGTCAGGTTTAAGGGATAAAATATCTTTCGTGCCACCGATTACATCTGTTCCAATCAAACCTTGTTCTAGTGCTTCTAATACAGGTTTACCTTGTTCAAACGCTTTGTAGGTATCATATATCATCACAGGTGTAAAAGCTAAACCAAGAGCTTTACCAGCTGCTTTAAAATAACTTTTTTTAGCAACATCACCCGGAATTGATTTGGCCACGTTAAATAACTCTGTCAGCACTGGTATTTGTGCTTTAAAAGTTGGAGCGTCAGAAACCATTTTTAAAATATCTTTAGTTTTAATATCTTTAAGAGGGGTTCCTATTTTTTTTCCTCCAATAGATTTTTTATAATCTGCACCAATACGTTCTATACTAAACACTTGATTACCCTTAGCATCAAACTCGCCAAGAACTGGAGTGAGTTTATTAAAACCAATCAATCCTTTATATTTTTCTGGTAATTTAGTCTCGGCTTTTTTAACAATATCTGCTAATTCTTGATTTATTTCTTTCATTCTTTTTAATGAGCCTTCTTTAGAAAAGTCTAATGAATAGGCTTCATTTACTAATTTATTCATTGGTTTCTCAAATTCTGATAATTCTGCATTCATTTTACTAGTGATGATTGCTATGTCACTATCTGTTACATCTGCTTTTCCAGCTAAAGGCAGCATGTGATGAGCTACATATCCTTTTTTTGCACCAAACTTAATTGTTCTACCTTGTAGATCTTTTTCAAACTGTCTTCTTATATCTTTTGATATATAATCTTTTTCAGGATCTCTAACTCTTATTTTTTTAGGATTTGCTTTAAAATAATCTTTAACAAAGTTTTGTGCTTCTTTTAACGTATTCGCACCCAATCCAGGTATAGTTACTTTGTCTGGTCCTACAAAAGGTTTATATTTTTTTACTGTCTTACCAGTTGATTTAAAAGTATTAGGTTGATTTTTTTTTCCTAAAACTTCTTCATATTCAACCACATTAATATTTTCTTTTATTCTTTTTGAACTTTTTTTAACTAAAAATTTATCATCAGGGATTGGCTCTTTTGGTTTGCTTGGTTTTACATACACATTGCTTTCTATATCTTTAAGACGTTTTTCTAAATTTTTTTTACTTGTATCGTAAATCATCATGGTAGATGAATCTGAACCTCTAAATTTTCCTGCAGGGACTTGCATTTTAAATTTTGCATCTTTCGGTATATCGGGATTTAATTTTCTATCGACTTCAGTAATAGACCTTGAAACTTTATAAATTTTTCTGGGTCCATCTTTAAACCCAATCCGTCCACCATCAGCCATGCCTGGTGTATCGTCATCATACAGATCAATAATATCTAATAAATCTTTCATTACTCACCTAGCATTCTAGCGATACCACCGCCTGCTTTTTTAATAGATGGTGCTTCTTTAGTTGCCTCTTCTATAAGTTCTTTTTTAGACAGGTTATCAATTTCTGTTGCATCAGCTGCAGTTCCGTCTGCATCAAACTCAACCTTATACTCTTCATACTCTGCCGTTGGACTTGGATCTCCCTCATCAGGTTTAGGTTTCTTATAACGAAGTTCGGTTCTATCAGTTATAGTATCAAAAGTTTTGTCACCAGAAACTCCCACTCCCATTTTATCTTTTTGAATCATGATCTCTCCTGAATCTAGATCTTCGATCAATTCATACTGGTCGCCATTTTTACCTGTGTAAGTAAACTCGTTAACTCTTTCTTTATAACTTGGAGTTGTTCTTTGTTTACCAAACAGTTTAATTTTACTTACAAGATCAAAAAAATATGATGGGGCTTCTGTTACAGTCTCTACAGCTTTTTCTACAGCGGGTGCTGCAGTCTTTGCACCTTTAAAAAATTTACCAAGGATAGGTAGTGCTGTAAGACCACCCATAACTTTTATAAACGTTCTTCTGTCCATACCTTTCTTAAAACCAATACGTCCACCTTGTGCAAATTTATCTGGGTCCACGCTTAATCCGTCAAGTGCTTCATTGTAAAGATCCATCTGTTGTTTCTGATCTAAATCATAAAATTCTTTACCAAATTTTTTTTCTGCTAAATCTTCTGCAACAAGTTGTGCATTATATTTTCTATCTCCTTTGACAAATCCTAGTGACATATTATCGATTGCGTCTTTAACCATTTTTCTATTTCTCATCTTAGAAATATTTTTTTTGTTTTCTGCCTCTATCATATCTTTTATAGATTCTTCTGCAGATTGAACTGGAGCTGCAATATCATCAGCTTCGCCCCTGCTGCCTGGTGGTGGTAAATCGTCATTTGGTATTTCTTTACCACCCATAATGTTATCGGTATTTTTTATTTTTTTACCTTCAAGATCAAACACCTCGGCTGTTTTTGTTTGTGTAATCCCCTTATCTACTTTTTTTGGAGATTCTATTTGCTTTATAACATTTTCTACCTGGTCAGCGTTTTTCAATGATTGTGGGTCTACATTGTTACGAAGCAATCTTTCAACTGTCATGTTAACATTAAAATCAACTAAATCTTTTTTAGGCATTGTCTGAACGATTCCGGTTTGATCCTTCATCATTGTTTTTATCACCCATTGATAGATTGCTCTTAATGCGTCTAGTCTTCGTTTACTCATATT